TTGTAATGCTTGGAATGGTATTTCTTCACTTTCATTAGTACCACCAACAAGACCCCAAACGTTGTTTTGTTTACTTTGGACTCTATGTAAAAATAAAAATCTTTGTGTATCTAATGTGTAAAAGAGAGCACCACTACATATAATATTAGTCATACTAATAATTATGCTATAATTCTAACCGCCAGGTGCCTTTTCGATATTCGCCTTCGAAGCTTAATGTCCATTCTGTACCGTCCCATTTATATTGGATACCGGTATTAAGGTTGGTTGTATACTTGATATCTACAGTTGAATCAGACCCATCATTGTCACTAGCATTAAATACTACAGTCCAAGAATTATCATCCCATTCAATTATATCATTTGCTGATGCAACTAAATCCGTGCCACTTATGCTTTTCCAAGCATCAGCACCATCTGTATTAGTACTTGCACCAATATCACCTAACAATAAAACTCTAGTACCACTTTGTTTAAAGTTATCTGGGTTAGTTCTTGTTGGGTCAATAATGTAATCAATTGTACCTTTAGTTATTGCTGGTCCATCAAATACAGAATTAGTTGGAATAGTGTCTATATCCCAGTTTACAATAAGTTGTGATTCGTCTAATTCGTTATGTGCAATAGTACCTGAAACACTTCCTATATCTAATCTGTTTAAGTAAATTTTACTTAATCCTGCTATATACTGTCCTGGTAATGCATCTAAAACTACACGCCAATTAAGTTCACCTGCAACACCTTTGTCGCCAAGTACAGCAATAGTATTAGTTACTATTAAGTCATAATTTTTATATGTAGTAATTTCTAGTGCTACAGCATCAGCTCTAGTTGCCGTACTAGACTTACCTTTAGTAGTAGTTGATGGGTCATCGCCTTTAATATCTTGCGATTCACTATCATCATAACGTTTAAGTTCAGGTTGTGATGTCCCTAAATCAATAGTTCCTCTAGTTTCATCAAATATACTCATTACAACACTTGTTATAACACCTAACTTTTTAACTTTAGCCGGAGGTGAAATCCAAATTGGAGTTTGGAATGTCATTTGTCCAACATCAATTTCACTTTCGGTACCCATAGGAATACTTCTAGTTGAAAACGTAATATTTTCTAAATGCACTACACTTAAACTTGTCCAATCAACATAGTTATCAGTTGTTTGAATTTCGAAACTTGGATTAAACAATACTAATATTTGTTCTATTATTTGTAATTTTTGTTCTGTATTAGTTGACCAAATATCTACATTAACATTTAAATTAAACGGTGTAGGCATTAAACGTTCTACTGTATAATTTTGACCTTGTGTATTTAGGTATTCTTTTCCATCAGCATCATAAGTTCTTTCACGTAAATGTATTTTTCCTACATACGTTGCATCAGCTGTTCTTTGTCTATCCATTTCTAAGCCTGTAACATAAACGGATATTCTAGGAGCACTAGGTATTTTATTTTCACTGTTATCTTTTATAATATGGCCAACTTGTCGTGTAATATCACCATACATAACGGGTATTTGTGTTAAAGCACCCTTACCATCCATGTAAGAGAAGTTACTAAACAACCGTATAAGTTGAGTAATGTAACGTCTTATCTGAGCATCGTAGAAATGTTGCATTAATTATCTGCCTTCGGTTTAACTGCTTTAGACAAAGGCTGACGTTCTGTAACTGTCTCGCCGGCAATTTGTGCGGTTTTAGAATTATTAATAAAGCCAGTTTTTTGTGTAGCTCTTGTGTCTGTATTAGTTAATGTCATACGTACTGAGTCTTCCATCTTAATCCATCTGCCTCCATCATATCTAAATAATCTATTAGGTAAGAAATCTGTTCTTAAGAAATAATCACCTTTAATTTGAGTTGTTGGAAATCCTATTCCATGACCAAACGCTTCTCCGTTTGGTGCTATTCCGTCACCTAATAAGTAACCATCATACCCACTTCGTTCAGGTGTTTGGTTAACTCTATCTGCTAATAGTCCGGCTTGACTTGCATCTAATGTATCAATATCAGTAGTAACAAGTTCTGGTTTACCTTGATCGTCAACTTGTAGTGTATATAAATGTTGTGTTTCATAACCTGACTTAGGTGCATCAGCTTCTGCTTGTTGAACAATTGCATTATTAATTTGCATTTCTTGTTCATACGTAGACAACACATCACGTAGTGTATTAGCTGATCCTTCTTCTGCAGGTAAGTCAAGTATTTCTTTAAACTCTTGACTATCAACTATTTGTTTTAACTTAACACGATATAAATGTGGATACCAAGTTTGACTAAATCCTTCTGCCGCTCTATTAACATCCTCAACTACATAATAACGTTTTAATGCAAGACTAAAATCATTAAGTGCGTGAGGATCTTTTAAGTGTGGTAATTCTATTACGTCCCCAGACATTATCTTTCTACCTAATGTTTGCACACTATCATTAATATGTATAGTCATAAACAATGTGTCGTTTTGTAGAAATAATCCAAATTGACTCATATCAAAGTCAATATCTTGTACGTTATAAATTCCTCTAATTTGGTAAATGTCAGGATCGTACTTTCTATCCCTATTTTCTAGGAATAGCATATCTTGTATATTTGTTTCTTTTACTGCATCATAACGGGGTTTATCAGCCGTAGCATCAGCTTCATCAGGATTTTGTGGTCCCAAATACTTGTGGATGAAAACGTCAGTTCCACCAACTGTGAACATTTCACTGATGTGTCTATCTAGGAAGACATAGTCATCACCACGTTCGGGTTTATATAGAGTAAGTTTAGGCATCGTAACAGTATTTATTCGATGGCGCTTCCCGATAAATACATATGGAGAGCATTTAATATGAGTGATTTAGCTACACAAAAGCAAGAAGTATTTGACTATGTAAACCTATCATTAGGTGGGGGCATGGTCGATGTAGAGCTGGACCCAGCTCATTATGAAGAAGCACTTAAAAAAGCACTTGCTAAATTTAGACAACGATCAGATAATTCTGTTGAAGAATCGTATTTGTTTTTACCTACAATAGTTGATCAGAATAGTTATATTCTACCACAAGAAGTTGTTGAAGTTAGAAAGATACATAGACGTTCAATAGGATCACGTACTGGTGGCGGAGACGGTGGTACATTATTTGAGCCATTTAATATGGCATATACTAACACTTATCTTTTAGCAAGTACAAATATGGGTGGATTAGCAACATACGAATTATTTTCACAATATCAAGAACTTGTTGGAAGAATGTTTGGTAGTTTTATTGAATTTAAATGGAATACTACTACTAAAGAATTGGTAATATTACAACGTCCAAGAGCTGAAGAAGATTTATTGTTATATGCTTACAACTATCGCCCTGATAGCCAACTTTTATTAGATTATCTAGCTTCTCAATGGTTAAAAGATTATACACTTGCTACTTGTAAATATATGCTTGGTGAAGCACGAAGCAAATTTGCCACAGTAGCTGGTCCACAAGGTGGTACATCACTTAATGGTGATGCTCTAAAAGCCGAAGCTATTGCTGAAATGGAAAAACTTGAAGAAGAACTTAAATTGCAAGTTGCAGGCGGTCAAGGATACGGCTTCTCAATTGGTTAAAAATACACTTGACATTTAACTAAATTCCTCGTATAATATAAACTTAATATGAGGAATGACCAAATGGTAATTGGAATCTGTGGGCTTATTAGCTCAGGTAAAGATACAATAGCGGATTATTTAATTAAAGAGCATAATTTCCAAAAAATTTCATTTGCAGATAAACTAAAAGATAGTATATCAGCTATGTTTGATTGGGACCGCGAATTGCTTGATGGTAAGACTGCTGAAAGCAGAGAATGGCGTGAAAAAGTAGATACTTACTGGACTAATGAAATAGGCCGTGAAATTACACCTAGACTAGTATTACAATTATTTGGTACAGAGTGTATGCGTAACGGATTTTATGATGGTATATGGGTTAGTTTAACTAAGAAGAAAATACTAGATAATCCAGGTATTAACTATGTTATTCCAGATACACGTTTTCCAAATGAAGCTAAAATGCTGTATGAAATTAACGGAGAAGTTTGGCGTGTTAAACGTGGAGAAGATCCAGCTTGGTTTACAGAATATAAAGTGTTAGGCGTTGAACCTAAAGATGTACACCCTAGTGAATGGGCTTGGGCACAAACTAAATTCAAACACATTATCAACAATAATGATACTATTGCTGATCTTAAAAATCAGGTACGAGATCTCCTGTCGACCATTTAATACCCTCTTTATATAAAATCTTACTACAATTAGCACAAACTGTTTTTAAGTTTGATGTACGAACATTATTAAGATTTCCATCTACATAGTAAACATGAAATTGTTCTGTATGCTTACTACGAAATCCACACTTATCACAAATATTTTTTTGCTTATATCCAGCAAGAACCCACTTCGGTAATCCAGGTTCTTTGCCTCCACGCTTGGAACAACTTTCACAAAGGCTCCTATAATAAGGGACGCCTTCCTTATAATAATTAATTGCTACCGGCTTTTTACCGCATTTGCATAAAGGTCTCATAGTAATATTTATACCTCCCCTTTTCAGATCCCTTTTGTATCCTAAATTAGTGTATCATTCCGAGCCGATTTTGGACGGTTTGTATAAATACTAGTAACATGATGTCCAACGGGAGAACATACAATGGCTAATTTAGTATCACCAGGCGTACAGGTATCCGTAATTGACGAGAGTTTTTATACTCCGGCGGAACCAGGTACAGTACCAATGATATTCTTTGTATCTGCACAAGATAAAACGAACGGTGCAGGAACAGGAACAGCAACTGGTACAACAAAAACACAAGCAGGAACACCATTCTTGCTAACGTCTCAAAGAGAATTAACAGAAACATTTGGGGATCCAAGTTTCTATACAGACACTAATAACAATCCGATTAACGGTAGTGAATTAAACGAATATGGTTTACAAGCGGCTTACTCATACTTAGGTGTGAGCAATAGAGCTTATGTAACGAGAGCAGATTTAAATACTACAGAATTACTTGCATCAGCTACGGCTCCTGCGGCTAATCCTGCAGATGGAACATATTGGTTTGACACAGGAAATACACTATGGGGTATTTTTGAATGGAATGCGAATGCGGCGACTGTTACTGGTGGACAGAGCTTTACAAACAAGATTCCAACTGTAATAACAGATACAACTAAAGTAACAGCAGGCGTACCGAAAACATCCGTTGGTAAAGTAGGCGACTATGCCATTGTTGCTACAACTACATTAGAAAAAATGTGGTACAAAAATGCTTCTGGAACTTGGGTACACGTAGGAACAGATGCATGGATATCATCACACGCAACAATCAGAGGAACTGAAAGTAATCCAACTTTAAGTGCAACTGGTTTAACAATGTCTGTTAACGGTTCACCCGTAACAGTAGGTGGCACAGATTTAGCGTCTGTTAAAACGGCACTTGATGGTGTTGGTTTAGACGGCGTAACTTGTGCAGTTGTTGATGGTAAATTTGAAATTTATGCTAGTAGCTTATCAGAAAGTAATGGTACAGTTGCAGATGGTAAAATAATTATAGGCGCTGGAACAGTACTTGCAGAAATAGGTATTACAGCGGCAACTTATGCATCACCGGCTTTACAAATTACACCACACACTGATGTACCAGGATTTAAATCTAGCGATACAATACCAAGACCAACTGGGTCTATTTGGGTTAAAACTACACAACCTAATGTAGGCGCTCGTTATAGAGTTAAGAAATTTAATGGTACAACTGACCTTTGGGAAGATGTAACAGCACCAATTTATAGTACAAATCATTCAGCAACTTATAACTTAGATAAGTCCGGCGGTGGGGTTAACCTAGCTGTTGGTACGTTGTATGTTAACTATAATAATGGAGAAATTACACCAATTGCAGGAGACTTTAAGATTCACAGACGTGTTTCAACAGGGTCTACTAAAATTGTAAGTTCTATAATTGGAACACAGTTAACAGCGGCAACTTACGCAATTAATATACAAGAAGGAATTGTAGCACAAGAGGCATTAAATGCTGACGTTACAATTTCAGGTATAGTTACAACTGGTGCATCAACTGATGCAGACGTAGTTGCAGGCGCAATTAATACCGCTGGATTCACTAATATTGTTGCATCAGTAGATGCTTCAAACAGAATTGTTATTGAACATAATGACGGTGGTGACTTTAGAATAGCAGACACTAACAACTTGTTAACATTAGCAGGCTTTGTTTCTTATGTAGATACTACAACAGGAACACCTAATTTGTATGCGAAACCAGTTGGTGACACTACACATACTTGGGTAGCAAGTAACTGGCAAGTATTAACATTTACAGCAGGATCAGATGCTCCAACTGCCTTAACAACAGACGGACGTATTTGGTACAGTTCAATTGTAGACGAAGTTGATATGTTAGTACATGATGGTAGCAAATGGGTAGGATATCAAAGTGCAACAAGTCCTTTTTATAAGGTTGCTGACGGAGATAAAACTGACCCAGCTGGACCAATTGTATCAGCTACAGAACCAACTTTACAATCAGATGGTACTGCACTTAAAAATGGTGATCTTTGGATTTCAACAGCAGATGTTGAAAACTATCCTAAGATTTACAAATACAACGGTTCAACTTTAAAATTTGCTTTACTTGATAACGGCGACCAAACAACTGAAGATGGAGTTGTTTTTGCAGATGCACGTTATAATACAGCAGGTGCAAATTCAGATACAGAAGGAACTATTGCGGCAATGTTAATAAGTGACTTTGTTGATACTGACGCTCCAGATCCAGCACTTTATCCAAAAGGAATGTTGCTTTGGAACTTACGTAGAAGCGGATTTAATGTTAAGAAATTTACTCGTAACTATGTAAACACAGCAACTGACAACGTTAGATTTAACGATGAGTCACAAGACGCCTACTATGCACACCGTTGGGTTACTGAATCAGGTAACCAAGTAAACGGCGCAGGTAGCTTTGGACGTAAAGCTCAACGTAAAGTTGTTGTACAATCATTACAAGCATTAGTAAACAGCAATCAAAAAATTAGAGATGATGAATCAAGAATCTTTAACTTAATGGCTTGCCCAGGATACTCAGAGCTAATTGGTGAAATGGTTACATTAAACTATGATAGAAGCCTAAGTGCATTTATTGTAGGAGACAGTCCATTTAGACTAACACCAGACGCAACTTCACTTAATAACTGGGGTAAAAACGTAGCTCTAGCAACAGAAGATAACGATGACGGACTTGTTACTAGTGATGAATACTTAGGTATATTTTATCCAAGTTTATTCACAAGTGATAACGCAGGTAACAACGTAGTTGTTCCACCAAGTCACGGTATACTAAGAACTATAGCATTAAGCGATGCAGTTTCGTTTCCATGGTTTGCACCAGCAGGTACAAGACGTGGCGGAATTACAAACGCTAGTGCGGCAGGTTACATTGATAGCGAAGGCGAATTTGTAAGTACTGCACTTAACGAAGGACAAAGGGACACGTTGTATAGTAACAGCATTAACCCAGTAACGTTCTTAACAGGTGCAGGTTTAGTTAATTACGGACAGAAAACTAGAGCAAAAGCGGCTAGTTCTTTAGATAGAATTAACGTTGCAAGACTAGTAATTTACTTACGTGGACAACTTAAGAAACTTGCTAAACCTTATATCTTTGAGCCAAATGATAAGATTACACGAGACGAAATCAAAGCACAAGCAGATAGCTTGTTACTTGAGTTAGTTGGTCAAAGAGCACTTTATGACTTCTTAGTTGTGTGTGATGAATCAAACAACACACCAAGTAGAATTGATCGTAATGAGCTTTATTTAGATATAGCCATAGAACCAGTGAAAGCAGTAGAGTTTATTTACATTCCGCTAAGGCTTAAAAATACTGGTGAAATTGCGGGGCTCTAAAATGATAAATACTACTAACGAGGAGATATTATAATGAGCATTTCGACATTATCAAAACTTACAGTACCTTTAGATACTAGTTCTTCAGCTAGTAACCAAGGACTGTTGATGCCAAAACTCCAGTATCGCTTTAGAGTGAGCCTGGAAAATTTTGGATTATCAACACCAACAACTGAGTTAACTAAACAGGTTGTTGATGTTACAAGACCTAACGTGTCTTTTGAACAGATCACAGTTGATGTATATAACTCACGTGTATTCCTAGCAGGAAAACATACGTGGGAACCAATTACACTTAACTTACGTGAAGATGTTT